CGGGAACTCCCCGTGGCACTGCACCTGGACCGTGAGGAAGACCAGCGTCCCTGATCAGGCTGAGCTGCTCAAGATCGAGCAGATGGCCAAGTCCCTGGTGGACCAGGGCCAGATTCCTCCCCAGCTCCAGATTCCCACCATGCCCCTGGTGACGTATGCCGGGCCCGACTTTTTCACCAGCTCCATCTTCGACTACGTGCAGGACCCCTGGCCGGAAAACCCCGACCGCTGCATGAGGATGCGCCGCACCTTCAAGGCTCCCAGCTCGGTGAAGCTGATGGCCGACGCCAACGAGATGGGCTATGCCATTTACGAGAACACTGAGAGCCTCACCCCTGGCTTTTTCAGCGAGTCCTCCGACACGTTCAAGCAGCAGGCCAAGCTGTCCATCGGCATCAGCGGAGACTATGAAGGCAAGGACAAGATCGAGATCATTGAGTGCTACGGGGACATCCCGGTGACGTTTGGCGAGGACCAGGAGACTGTGATCCTCTACAACCACATCGCCGTGGTGGGTAACCGGGGGACTCTCCTGCGCCTGGAGCCCCTGCCTTTCGAGCATGGCATGATGCCCTGCGGCATGTATCAGCTCATCGCCCGTCCCGGCGAGCCCTACGGCACCGGGCTGGTGGAGCGGTGTCTGGGTATCCACGACGCCATCCTGGAGCGGTTCAACCAGTCCATCGTGGCCCATGGCATGGCCATCAATCCCATGTGGTTCTATAAACCAGATGGGCTGTTCAATCCCGACGACTTCGAAGCCTTCCCGGGGGCGCTGTTCCCCTACATGAACACCAAGCCGGAACCTTTCGAGATCAATGACAAGGCTATGGAAGGCTTCCATGAGGTCGCCTTATTGAAGGCTGACATATCCGAGGCTGCTGGGTCAGTGATGGATATGAACACGGGCGGCGAACGGTCAGCCACGGAGACCTCCCTAGTGGCTTCCAAGGGCAACGTGCGCTTCGCTGAGATGGTGGACGAACTGGAGGAGACGGTGAACACCGTCATCCGGCAGGAGGTTTCCCTGTGTCAGCAGCTCCTCTCAGACAAGGTCTGGGTGCGCGTGACTTCACCGGAGAACCCTGCCGCTGCCATCCAGGGTAGGGAAGTGGCCCGGGAGGACATCCTGGGCGAGTTCGACATTTACTGTATAGGCGCGTCACAGATGGCCAACACGCAGGCCAAGATCGGAGGGCTGGTCCAGACGGTCCAGACCCTCGCTGGCACCCCTGCTGGGGCGGCCATCGACTGGCACAGCCTTGGTGCAGAGCTGTTTGAAATGCAGGGATTGACCGATTCCGCCAGTCGGTTCTTCAAGTCTAAGGAGCAAATGTATGCGGATGCCTTGGCAGCCCAAGCAACTACCCCAGGAACGCTTCCCATGGCAGGAGCCAATGGCCCTGGCACAGCTCCAGGCCCTGCTGGCCAGCCCGGGGTATCGGGTCCTGCGCCTGTTTCTGGATCACCATATAGCCCAAATGCTCAGCCCCATCCCTCCACAGGGGGAAACGGGGTGGGTGGTCCTGCGAGCGCACCAGGACGGCGGCCACTTGGCCCTTAAGAATTTAAAAGAACAGCTTGAATACATTGCGAACCAGAAACCGAAAGAGTAATCTTTCACCATAAGAGGAGCCTTCAATGGCAGACAATGACCAGTTTGATAACTTGGACGAACCCGTCCTTGACAGCGTGATCGAGGAAGGCGATGAGCCTGCCCCCGTAGTAGCGCAGCCTGTCACTCCTGCACAGCCTGACCGGATTTCGGAACTGGAACAGAGGATGATCCAGTCTGACCTCCAGAGTCAGCAGCTTCTCCAGCAGATGATCCTTGCGGATCGTGCCAAGCAGGCCCAGCCTGTCGCTGGCCCGCCGATCCCCGCCGATATCCTGGAGGGTGCCACCCCCATCATCAATGCCGTCGTCGGCAGCAAGCTTCGGGAGATCGATGATCTTCGGCGGCAGCTCGGCGGCCTCATTGCTCAGAACCAGGGCGCACAGGAAAAGAGCTTCATCCTGGGCGAAGTCCCCGACTGGGAAGCGATGAAGATGGATGTTGCCAAGCACATCCATGCGCAGCTTGACCAGCTCGGTGTCCCGCAAGACGCTGAAACCCGCCGCCAGTATTTCAATCCCGTCTCGGTCGTTGCCGCCGCCAAGCTGATCAAGTCTCAGCGCGGAGCTACAGCCCAGGTGAGCGATACCATCGCCACTCGGACGGTTGTTGAAGGGCGCGGAGGCGGAACCTCCCCCTCGACTCCTACTCCCACTGTCGATTACCAGAGCATGTCCGACGCTGACTTCGCCAAACAAGAGGCGAAGATCAATGCCGCCAGGATGCGCCGCAATTCTGGCTGATCTTTTCTTATAAGGAGCCATCATGGCTCGCACGACCACTACCACCTCCACCCTGGCCCCTATTAACTCTTACATCAATCGTAAGGGTTTGAGCGTGGCCCAGCCCCTGTGCGTCCACGCCAACTACGGCGAGGCGTTCACGATCCCCGCCAAGAACTCCAAGACCATGGTCTTCCGGCGCTATGAGCGCATCGCGCCCCTCGACGGCTCGGTGACGCCCGGCGGCACCTCCCCCAGCCGTGTGCTGGTGGAAGGCACCGTGCCCGACAACACCGTGCCCACGATCACTCCGGTCACCATCACGACTGCTCAGCTTGGCCAGTATTTCCAGTATTCGGATATAGCCGAGTGGATCAACGAAGTGGACGTGGACGAAAACCTGATGAAGCGCAACGGCGAGAACATGGCCCAGACCCTGGATGCCTACTACCGCGAAGGCATCATCGCCGGGACCAACGCCGCCTACCTCCTGGACGACGCCGGGGCCACCACCAGTGGTCAGACCCTGGTCAACGGCAGGCTGAATTCCGTGGCCCTCACCAAGGTCATCCGTGACCTGGAGAACGCGAACGCCACGACCTTCAAGCCCATGGTCAAGGGCTCCGATGTGATCGGTTCGCTGCCTGTGCGGCCTGCCTTCATCGGCATCACCAACCCCGAAGGCCGCTTCGACCTGGACAACGTCGTGACCATCGCCAACGGTTACACCCCCGTCGAACGCTACGGCCATGTGGACGATCTGCTCCCTGGTGAAGTGGGCTCCTTCCGCTCCATCCGGTTCGTCTCCACGACCCAGTGCAAGAACTTCGGCGGCGTCGGCGCAGTCACTCCGGCCACCGGGCTCAAGGTCACTTCCACCCGCACCGAGGTTCACGCCTGCCTCGTCATCGGCAAGGAGTCCTACGCCACGGTGAAGCTCGGCCCCAACAGCGGCGAAGTCATCTACATCCCCGCTTCCCAGCGGGACAAGTCCGACCCCCTCGGCCAGTATACGACCCTGGGCTGGAAGGCCACCTGCGGCTCGGGCATCCTGAACGATGCGTGGATCAAGCGCATTGAGCACGGCGTCTCGGCCTAACTCAACCGAACACCCGGGGGCTTCGGCCCCCGGCTTTTTCTGGAGAGATCATGTCTCAGCCCGAAGTGAAAGCCCTTCCCTCCTTCGCAGAACTCAACAAAGTGGACCCCACCCAGGAGCGGTATTTCCGTTGCAGCGTGGCTGCACACGCGAACGAATCCCCCTGGATTCATGTCCACGACACCAGGCACACCCCGCTCAATTTCCACAAGGACCAGGAAGTCATCCTGCCCGAGTGGGCCATCGAGATCCTGAAGACCACCCGCATCCGCCAGATGGTGGCCCGGTTCGCGCCCTTCCAGAAGTCGGTGCCGTATTTCCCTGAAATCAAGCGTAGGTATATCCCCGAAGTCATCGAAGAGGTAACCTATAAGGACTACGTCGCCTTCCGCGACGGTGAAGCCTTGAAGCCTCTCCCTGGGGCGAACGATCAGGGAGCCAACAACATCCAGTAGGAGAACCGCCATGACGACCCTCGCACATCGTTTCGAATGGGTGCTTGATCAGGAGGGTCGCGGTGTTTCGGGGGCCGCAGTCAGCGTTTTGGATAACGCGACTCTGGCCCTCGTTCCTATTTGGGGTGATGCCGACGGCCTCGTCGTTCTCGCCAACCCCTTCCTCACAGATGCCATGGGCCGCTACGACTACTTCGTTCCGGCCGGTATTTATCATGAACGGATCAACCGTCCAGGCTATTTCCAGGCTGACATCGCTGATGTGGTCGTGGCTGAAGCCTCGGACGTTCCCGGCCCCACGGGCCCTGCTGGTCCCACCGGGCCCCAAGGCCCTGCTGGCCCTGCCGGAACCAGTGACCTGACCCTGCGAGCCGATCTCGCCGCTTCTACTGGGGCCACGCTAGTAAAGGATGTCGCACCCTTCGAAGGAGCGGTGGCGGCCACTCAGCACGCGATTAACAACAGAGGTTGGGTATCAACTTTCTCTGGGCTCACCGAAACCCAGATCGCCGATGTGAAGGCCAGAACCCACGCCACTGACCCGGCTGTCATGCGGCAGCGTCTCCAGTGGGTCATCGACGGCATTCCCAAGGGTGGGACTTTATTCATCGAGAATGGAGACTATGTCATCCTCGGCACCTTGACCTTCAAGCATTTGGTCCATATCGAGGGTGAAAGTTGGGGTGCGAGGATCTTAGTGGACCCTGCTCAAACTGGAATGTCGATTGTTCTTCAGCCTGAGAACAATGGCTCCACCTCGATCATCACGGACAAGAACCAGGGCTGGTATGTCCACAACCTCGTCCTTGAGCCGAAGAACGGCGAGGATGGGTCTGAGCCCGGAGACATTGGTCTTTATGTTGGTCTAAGCCCTGATACTTCAGCTTCTCTCGCTCTTCTCACGCTTGATCACATTAAGATCGCCACCTTCGGCGGGTATGCTCTGCATCTGAACCAAGCGGCTATGGTCCAGATCATTGGTAACAGCTCCATCGCTGGCATTTCTTTTGCCACTGGAGCAGATACTATTCTGATCGCTGATAGTTTGATCCGTAACATCAATCCTGTTATTTCGGCTATCTATGCGGATTGTTACTACGGAGCAAATAAATTCACTATCGTTGACAGTGTTATAACCGCTGGGTGGTTTGGTGGAAGGACCAGCAAGGAGATGATCCGCCTCATCCGGTGCGGCACTTTCTCCTGCCTTCGGACACAGTTCGAAACCGAAGGGGAAACCCCTCTGAACGTGGACTATGCTATCCGACTGGATGGCCAGATTGAGACCGGACCTCCTGCATTCGGAGCCATTGTCGGGCCCATCTTTAGAGGATGTAATTTCAATGTCAATGGTTGCAGGGCGGTTTTCTACCTGGACAATGTGGCCTGTGCGAAGATCAAGGAAAACCAATTCAGTCATTCTCCTGGCTATCCTCCCAAGCCTTTTGAAACAACCGCCAACTGTTGGGGCCTGGAGTTCGATGACAATACGAACGTCCAACCCGGAGATGGTTCGGCAGCCTTCGAATTTATGAATACCCAAGACTCTCTCTGGGATCGTCCCGTGGTGATTCAGGCGTCCGCTGCCGGGAGTGTCTTGACTGTGACCGCCATCCACAACGGAACGCTTGGTGCTTTCGTGGCTACTCCCGGGAGCCTGTCCCAGTGGCTCAATGGTCTGGGCGTTCCTTCGGATACCTACATTATTGCCCAGACCTCTGGGGCCCAGGGTGATGTGGGGGTCTACACTCTTTCCAAGAGCATCGGCACTCTGACCAGCCGCCCGATGATGGTCCAGAACGGTGTCTATGCTCTGGACAACGGCAACGCGACTATCGGCCCTTGGAAATATCCGACCCTCAATGCGACCTATTTAGCTGCTGATGCTTTCCGCTATGACCAGATCGGTTATCGGCTGGTGGATGAGGACCGCGTTGAATTCTGCGGCGGCGCCGTTGTGACCCCGGATAACCTCGATCCTGGGACGGGCAATCCTGACTCGACTTCCATTGTCTTCCATGACGTTCTCCCTCTCCATATTCGCCCCAACTATGACGTTGTCACAGTCGCTCTTGCCATGACTGCGGCCAATATCTATCGGCCTTGCGGGGTTCGGATCGACGCTGACGGTGGCGTGTATCTGGTGGATCAGCCGCTTGGGATCACCAAGGTCTGCTTGGATGGGGTATCCTATCGCCGTGGTCGGGCTTAACCGGAGGCACCATGCCGATTCTTCAATCCTACGTCCCGCAGATGCCTCCCCTCCTGGCCTTGGTGAATACTGCCTTGGCCGATATGAAGCAGCCTGCCGTCACTACCGTAGTGGGAGCTAAGCCCTTGGTGACGGTCATGGTCTCAGCCATCAACGACGCCATCATCGACATTTACACCAGGGCCAAATGGAAGTTCCGCATCGCCTCCCAGGCCGTCAACATGGTGGCCGGGCAGAGCGATTACCTGGTCCCTGCCGACTTCGGTTCTGTTGAGCAGGACATCCAAACCTCTGACCGGACGATTCCTTTCTGCCCTCCTCAGACTTTCCTTGAGACCACGACCAGCACGGGCCAGCCGTCCCTCTTCACGCTGATCGACGGGGACCATCTTCGCTTCGCCCCCACCCCTAACGCTGACTTCGTGGCCAAGTGGCCCCAGCTCATGCTGACCTACATGCGCAGGCCTGTGCTGGTCGTGCGGGACGATGATGTGCCTAACCTCCCCATGGAGTTTCAGGACTGCTTGAAGACCAAGGCCCGGCTCCGCTGGAAGACAGCCCAGGAGTATTCCGCCACAGACCTCCAGATGGAGAACGCGATCTATGAAGGCCAGTTGAATGCCAAGCTGAACTCCTACCTGATGACCCCTGGCAAGCGTCTGGGGATGCGAATCCAGACCACCATGAGTCCTCGCGTTCCCTATAGGAAGTTCTGATGCCCAACTATTCCGGCAGAATCTCGCCTCCCTCCAGCGTCCGCAATTTCGCTGGGGTGTCCTACCCTTCGTCGGAGTTGAACCAGAATCCCAACGGGGCCATCGAGTCGGTCAACTGGGACCTCACCAGCACGGGCTCCCTCAACCTGCGCCAGGGCTGGCAGAGCCTCTGTGATTTCACGGACCAAGCCGGGTGCGATGGCATTTTCCTGTTCGTCACGGAGACGGGCGCAGAGCTTCATTTCGAGATCAACAACGGTGTAGTCTGGTCCATCATCGGCGGCACCAAGACCCCCTTGGTCGCCACGGGCTGCACGATCACCCCTGGCGTCCGGTGGCGTGGGGCCCAGTGGAAGGGCATGGTCTGGTTGGCCAATGGCGTGGACGCTCCCATCGTCATCATTCCTGGCACTCCCTCTACTGTGAAGCCGATGGTCAAGGTGAGCCAGGAAGAGTGGGTTGACACTACGCCTTTGAACCGGATTCCGGCCGAGTGGGGAGCGAATCCGCCCATCGGTTTCACCGTGGTCAACCGGGGCCAGGACGAACGCATGTATGCCTGGAACCGGGGCAAGGTCTACTTCTCAAGCCTCAACTCGGCCACCGACTGGCTCTCGGCTGGGCTGGCTGGGTCAGGTGCTTTCGTCGTGTCCGTGGCTGACGGCGATGCCGTTTCCGCCGTGGTCCCCAAGTTTGGCTATCTGGTGGTCTTCACCAACCAGCGTACCCTGATTTACACCGGGGACGGCCCAGGCGATCTCACCACGGCAGGGATCACGCTCTCCCACATGCTGATGATCGGCTGTCCCGGTGGTGCTGACTCGATCATCCAGGTGGGGACTGATACCTATTTCTGGAGCGAGTTTGGCCCAGCTAATCTGGTGCGGTTGCTGAATGCCACGGAACTGTCCAGCAATCTGGTGGGTCTATCCGTGCAGCCCCATGTGATGAACAGGACCAACCGGAACCGCTGGCCCATGATCCTGGGCTACCACGACATCCAGCGCAGGCGGGTGGTGTGGTTCGCTCCGCTTCTCGGTTCCCCGCTTATGAACTGCGGGTATATCTATCAATACGATATCAAGTCTTGGTATCGGTATGAGGGCTGGAACGTGGATTATGCCGTGGCCTCCGCCACCGGAGTCATCTTCGCTGGGGTCCAGACCGCTACCACCCGAGCCTTTGCCGTCCTCCACTCTGGCTTCATGGATGGAGCGGAAGGTTATGAGGCGGACTACTATACGGTTCCTTTCGACTGGGGTCAGCCGGATATCACCAAGACAGTTCCTTTCGTGGATGTGTTCACCCGCAACGATGTGAATGAACTCCAGGTGGAATACAAATATGACTTCGATCCCCGTTACGAAGTGGACGATAGCATTCACCCGGCCACCGAGAACGTCTGGGGTCTTGCCCTTCCTACGCCTCCTGGCGTCCCCTCTTGGGATGTGGATGGTGTCTGGGAGGATAGCAATCCCGTGGTCGAAAACCGGGTGGAACTCTACGGTCAGGGCAAGTTCCTGTCCTTCCGCTTCAAAGTCGCCAGCCATGGCGGTGCAACTGAAATCTTGGGATGGAAGCCCAGCCCCCGAATGAAAGGTCTCCGATGAGTCAGACCATCAAGTATTTGGGGTCGGCAGTAGACCCAGGCATCCTCCTCCGGGGTTTGAAGGACGAAGGGATGCTACCGGACTACCTGGAAGACACGGCGGCTCTCACAGCAATTTCAGCCCAGCTCCGCTGGTATCAGCTTGACGACGAGGCTGGTCCCTTCGCTATCGTCGCTCAGATGGTGGGGCCCCAGCCGAAGACCGCGACCATCTGGCTGTTCATCCAGCGCAAGGGCGCGACCAAGGACTTGAAGCCTGAGTTCCGGGAATTTGGACAGGTGCTGTGGAACCTCTGGTTCAAGCATATGGGCCTGGAGCGGGTGCAGGCTTACATCCCTCTCTCTAAGCTGAAGCACCTGAAACTCCTCACCTCCTGGCGGTTCCAGGAAGAGACGCGCATGGGCGGGTGCCGCAAAGGCATTCGCATCGCAGACAAATGGCAGGATCTCGCTATACTTGGGCTGGTGAGTTCCGACTTACCAGCATGGTGGCACAAGGCAAGGCAGGAAGCGACTGAGGAGGTTTAACATGGTCTTTGGATGGGATGATGCGGCCATGCTCGCCCTCGCCGCTTATTCGCAATACAACGCCAACAAAAAAGGGGCTCCTACTGCGCCTCCCCCGCCTCCCAGCTATTACAACGCAGATGGCTCCTTCCAGTCTTGGAATCCTCAGTCCCAGTCTTATTTCAGCATGGGCGCACGAACGCCTGCCGATGAACTCCAGACCAACTGGGGTTCTCGCCTCCTGATGAACAAGATGCTCGGGATTGGCGGCTATGACACGACCCGGTCCAATTTGGCCTCAGAGATCAAAGCCCTCCAGGATCAGTATGCCCAGAGTGCCGACCCCCGGGCCCAGGCCCAGATCACGGGCCGGATCAGGGATCTGATGGAAACTCAGAATAATCTCAAGGACACCAACGTCGGCTACAGCCCGATTGGCGTTACCGATCCCACCCAGATGCTCCGCTATCGTGGAGCTACGGACACGGTTCACGACTACCTCATGAGCAATCTGGATGAGGGCTATAAGAGCGCCACGGATAGCGCCGCTGTGGCCAATGCCCATAGGGGTATGGGTCAGTCCACGATGGCTGACTGGGGCCAGAACGAGATGGCCCGCAAGTATGCCACGGACAAGGAAGGGGTGGCGGTCCAGTCCGAAGACTACTTCCGCCAGCTCCAGGCCCAGGACGAAGCGGCCAAGATGCAGATTCTTGGCGCAGCCCAAGGTGGTCTCGGTCTGGACGCCAGCCTCGCTGCTGGCCGGAACTCCGCTTCCCAGTCCCAGATGGGGTTGGCCCAACAGTTGGCCTCCTACAACAACCAGCTCCAATATAACTGGACGAACCAGAAGGATGCCTGGAGCAACCAGCAGAATCAGAACATCTTCTCGACCCTCGCGGGGGTGGGCAAGATGGCCGCTGGCGGTTACACGGGCGGCACAGCCGGGATGCTCGGGATGCCAGCCACTTCCTGGGGCATGGGCTGGGGCGGGACCAACTACAATCCGAATAGAGGGGGCAGCGGAACGTCTTCCGATTCCGGCGGCGGAATCTCCTGGCCCGGTGGACAGTGGCATTGAGGAGGCGTTATGTCTGAGATGAATTTCTTCCGTCCTCCCTATGAACCCCCGGTCCAGCAGGCGAAGCCCTACAGCTTCATCGACGATCTGCTCAGCGGCATCCATTCGGTGGGCCAGCAGGCCGAACAGGCGCGGCAGCAGAGGGAAGGGATGATCATGAATCTCGCCCAGATGCGGGAATCTGCCAGCCCTGAAATGTGGAACACCATCCAGCATCTCTACGGGGACAGGTTTCCCGAAGAGATCACCATGCCTCATTCGTCCACCCTCATGCAGCAGAGCCAGCATGCCGCGCCTCTGGCCCCAGCGACCCCGCAGCAAATTCAAACCGGGGCTGCTGCGCTTGGAGTCCAGACCGTCCCTCAGCCTCCTGGCTTCGTCGGGCCTCCTGCCCCCGTCCCTCAGCCTCCTGGCTTCGTCGGACCTCCTGCCCCCGTGCCGCTTCCTCCTGCGCCTCCTGTCCCCCAGTCGCTCATCAGTGCAGCCGGGGGTCAGACTATGCCCTCCGAAGCCAATCCCTTCGCGGCTTTGCCTAGCGTGATGGATCGCACCCGGTCTGCCCAGGAGAAGCTGGTGAATGGGACCAATCCGCTTCAGAGTGCGGTGGTTGACCGTCTGACTGGCAAGAAGCCGGAACGAACGGGTTCTCAGGATTTCGACCTCCTCACTTCCCCCACTCCCATGGCCGGGAGGAAGTGGGCGTCTGACCAACAGATGGCCATGGCCAAACTGGATCAGGCTCTCGGCAAGATGGACATGGCCCAGGTGGGCCAGCTCTTGAAGGGCTTCGGGGCCTTCGACAAGCAGACCGGGACTGAAGAGAAGATCCTGTCTGACATGCAGAAGAACACCACAGGCGAAGCCAATTCCCTCCAGCGGCCTGCCAATGCCAGAGCCAGTGCAGGCACCCGCGTCGGTATTGCCAACGATGACCGCAGGCTTGAAGGCATCGCCCTCCAGCTCAAGACCGATGAGCAAGAACTGGGGCGGCTCCAGACCGCCGATGAGAAGGACAAAACCCTGGCTTGGAACGCTGAAATGAAGGCTGCGAAGGTCAAGCGGAAGGCTGATATTGTGGTCCTTCAGAAGCGCATCCAGGACCACAAGAAGAACCTGAACCAAGTGACTGGCAACACCCCTTGAGGTAGCCATGGCTAACCCCACTCCAGACCCCATGTTGGGCTACACCCCCAGGATCAAGAACGCATGGGACTGGCTGAGCGGCAACGCCAAGGAACTTGGGCCAGTTGATCTTGTTGACATTGGCCTGGGGTTGGTCCCCCGGGGTTTGCAAGCCCTGGGGCGTGGTGTCATGGGCGTTTCCAAGGGTGTGGCCATGGCTGCGACCGATGCGGCCCAGGCCCTCAAAGCCTCTCCTGACTATGGCCTCGGCGTGGTCCCGCCCACCCTCTTCCGCAGTCCCAAGAATCTCGCTGATCTCAAAGCCGAAGCTGCTCTCAAGCGGCAGGCTGCGAAGGAAGCGTCCATGGCTCACCTCCAGCAAGCCTTCGATTCGGGCGAGGCCACGGCGACTCCTGAAGGCAAGATCCAGTTCGCTGACCCAGCCAAGGCCCAGGCGTTCCATTTGAAGATCGCCCAGGAATTTGCGAGCCGATTCCAGCCGGAAGCACCGGCCCCTGACCCGGCGCGGCAGGTCGGCGCGGTCTTTGACACCCTCACGGGTGGCAACCCTGTCAGTGGAGATTATGTAGGGGCTTACACTACTGGCAAGCCCGATCTGAACCCCGACGCCGCCGAAGATGAGTCCGGCTGGGTTCGTCCTCAGACCAAGCTTGGAGCCGCTGCTGATCAAGTCATTCCCCTCGCCTGGAACATTCTGGCCGGGAAGACCTTCCTGGACGCTGGTGCGGCTGGCTCCGGTCTTGAAGGTCTCGGCAAACTAGGCGGCTTCCAGGCTGCGCAGACCTACCCCCAGTCCTATGCTGCCGCACGGAGCAACCCAGAAGTCACGCCTGAATCCGCTCACAACTTCGCCATGACCCATGCCGCTTTCGCCGGGCTTTTCCCTATGCTGGGTGTCACTCGCGTAGGCTCTGGCCCGCTGGCCCGGGGTCTGGAGAAGTCCCTCGGCTGGAATCCGGCCGTCACGACCGCCGCAGCCAATCAAGCGGTGACGCTGGGTGAAGCGGCTGTGCAGACGGGCATTGAGGGCCGAGCCAACCAGTATCTCGATCCTTCGGCCTCTGGCTTTGATGGCGGTGGTTTCTTGAAGAACCTTGCCATGCTGGAAGGCATGGGCGGTCTCCAAGGAAGCTACCGCGACTTGAAGGGGAAGACGGCGGAAGCCGCGCCGCCCATGCAGAAAACTGATACGGAATTCAGCATCGGTGATACCCCGGCTCAGGTCGAGAAAGCCTTCATGGCTCTCCAGGGCCGCCAGCTTGGCGAGAAGGTCACTCTCATGGATTGGCTCAAGGGCATCCAGCAGCGGCACGGGCTGGTCGGTGATCAGCTCCAGCAGTTCATGGATACCGCCCGGGTGCAGGCTGAGGGTGGCCGAGTCGCTATGCCGGAAGGCGTGGACGTTCCCGCCATGCAGAAGGTGATGGCCGATCCTGAATTCCAGGCCGTCCATAAGCGGCTCTATGATCTGCATTCTGAAACCCAGACGGCCAAAGGCATCGAGCCTGCGCCTTACGATCCGAACTATGTTCCTCGCGTCTTGATGATGAGCCCTCATGTGGACCTACCCAACGGCCCGAACACGGGCGGTGGTATCGCCAAGACCGGGGCTGGAGTGAACAAGGAACGCACCTATATGGCCCTCCAGGATGTGGCCGGGGGCCGACAGGTCGTGGCCGATCATGGCCAGCGTGCCTTTGCCTTCGACCCTGAAACCCAGGGTGTGGCCAAGACCTTCAAGAAGTCCACGGTGGGAATTGAGGCCCACCCCATCATTCAGCGAATGATTCGTTCCATGCGGGATATGACTGGCTTCCGCGATCAGGAGATGGATCAAGAACTCACCCGCATGGAAGCGGAACTGAACGTCCGTGCCGACGACTACCTCAAGCACCAGGAGAATGTCAGCGCCATTGACAACAAACTCCAGGATCTTCAGCAGCAGCACGGGGATATCAGCGCACAATTGAAGGATTTAGTTACGTCCAAGCCGCCTGAGAATTTCACGGCGGCGGACAACCGGCTGGGCACCCGTCTGCACAAGCAGCAGAAGGAGCTGGCCGAGAAGATCAATGCGGCTACCAAGGAAATGAAGCTCTCCGAAGCCCAGCTTGAAGACGTTGACGGGGCCGCTGATAACTACCACCGGGCTGTCGCTACGTTGGAACAGAAGATGCTTCGGATGAGGAAGGACAAGCTGGAGCCCGTCCAGAATATGATCGCCAATGATCCCCGTGCGGAGAAGGCCCACCAGACCTGGAACGAGGCCGCTGGAGAACTCAGCCAGATGCGCCGCTCCATGGGTGCGGAGGACGGCAAGTGGGCCTCCAAGCCTGTCTTCAAGGAACTGGCTCCTCCCCACTACCCCAAGGACATCTCTGGCGAGGAACCCATCCCTGTCGATGTGAAGTCGCCCACCCGGTCCTGGGAGTATCCCAGGACGGACGAGGAGGGCCCGGCCAGCGAGGCTCCCCCTCGTGCTCCCAAGCAGCATTGGTCCGAAGTTCTGCACCGGATGACCCAGGCCACGACGGACGAGATCGAAGGCCAGATGCCGCAGAACCAGTATCGGAAGGACGCCTTCCTGAATCTGGCCGAGGGCGGGGCTGAAGCCTTCGGTGCCCACGGCGGCACGATGCTGTTGGACCAGCTTCGGACCAATCCCAATTTCGCCGTGGAAAAGAACGGACAGAACGCCATCCCCATGGGTTGGGAAGAACCCTCCCAGGCCGTTCTCAGCCGCGCTCCCATGCTCAAGGGTCATGCCTTTGAACCCCGCATCAACGCCCTCCTGGAGTCCATGGCCAAGGGCAAAAGCAACGACGGTTTCCTCAAGGGTCTGGGTGATCTCTACATGGACCTCGGCTTCGCCAATCCCACCGTTCACTGGCACAACATGATCGCCCACTTCATCAAAACCGGGGGTGCTGACCTGTTCACCCCCAGCGGTGCGTCGCGCATGGCGAAGAACATGGAGCGGGCCCGCATCGCCCTGGAGACCCCCAACGAAGACACCCGGGCCTTCCTCGCTGGCGGCGGAACCCTGATGACCCGCAAGAGCATCAAGCAGGCTTGGGATCAGCAGTTCGCTGGCCAGGAAGACATCGCCACCCGCAACCAGATGGGCACCGAGAACCACCTGGGAGAAGTGGACGCTCCGGGCCTCAGCCGGGTGAATCGGCCCGACATGAGCGATGTGGGCGGGAGCCTCAGCGAAGCGGTGAAGCAGCACGGTCTTCTTCGCGGCCTGATCCAGATGCCCATCTCGAGTATGAACAAGAACATGACCTGGAAGGTGGACGACCAGCTCCGCATGGCCCTGGCGTTCGACCGGGCTGAGAGGGCGAACGTCGATCTGCCGACGGCCATCGGTAAAGTCGATGAGATGTATCCGAGTTATAAGAACCCTCTATTCCGCACCGAAGGGAATACCTCCAAAACAATGCTGGCTAATAAGGTCATGCATGAAGTGACTGATAGTCCCCTCCTCAACTTCATGCGCTATCGCATGGGGGCTTGGGGTTCGCTGGCTCACTCGGTCTCGCATCCCATCGAGAACGCCTCCAACCTCGCCGCCATGGGTGGCACCATGGCCCTGGGCGCGGCGGTCGCTTCCCCGATCCTGAAGACCCTCACCAATGATGATCAGTCCGAATACCGAGGCGGCGGCCCGACCCACATCCTTTCTCAGGTCGAGAAGCTGATGCAGACGGGTGACTGGCTCTCCTTCGTGCGGGGCCAGGGTATCCTCCGGCCGGAAGTCCAGATCGGGGCTCAAGTCCTGGACCGCTCCATCCGGCCCGGGGGCAAGTCCGATCTCTGGGGCATGGAACATGCTGATGTCGGGGACAAGCTGGACGCTGCCGGGAACATCGTCAAGTCCACAGCCAAGAACCTCATCGCCCCGGTCATGTGGGGTCAGGACGTTCTGGAAGGGGCCCAGGGCCGCAAAGACCTGCTCAAGTCCGCAGCTCTCCAGTTGATGGGCGGCACCCGTGGCAAGACGGCCATGGAATCCCGGCTGTCCCTCCAGCAGGGAGCATCCCTGCCGCCCGACGACACTTCCCTGGAAGGCGACGCCCGGCTCCAGTCCAAGCGCGAAGCCGCCCAGCTCCTCCAGATGGGCGATGCCCAGAGCCTAATCAAGATGCTCTCCGAGGGCCGCCTGAAGGACGAGGACTTCCAGAAGATGATCCCCGAATCCATCGACAGCCGGACCGAGAAGCTTTCGTCCAGGCTGGAGAAGTTCACCATGGACAAGGCCCAGCCCATCTTCAACTCAGCCACCCCGGAAGAGTTCAATGCGGCCCTGCCCATGATGCTCCAGAAAGCCGGGGACGCTACCAACAACGGCAAGCATCTGGCCCAGGTGATCGCCTTCTATAAACACCTGAAAGAGCGGTTGGCCAAGGGTGAAGTGGGCTCCAATTTCACCATCGATCCCAAGGACATTGACGAAGCCATCCAGGGTATTCGAGCCATGAAGAAGCAAAAAGACCTGGGCCCCGATACGCCCGTTGTGGAAGAATCTAAGCAGGAGGCACCATGAGCTTTGTCCCGACCTCATCCGGCACCGTGACGTTTACGCCTCTGGTCCCCGGCACCAAGATTATGTCGGCCCCAGTGAACACCATCTTCGGCACCTTCACGGACAGGCTTAACAGTCTGACCACGGATATAAATGCCGTGGCGGGGTCTCTGTCCCAGTCCATTCAGGGTAGCTCCAACGCAGTCGGTTCCGTGACCCAGGTGACCGCCCTGCTCGGTGGCGTGGCCGCTGGCGTGTGGCCCTCGGTCTCCTACACCTTCACGGCCGACACCGTGACCGGCTTCAAGGTCTCACGGGACTTTTTCTTCTACTACCAGTTTGAGATCGAGACCAGCACCAAACAGCCGGTCATGCGTATGTCCACGGCTCGGACCCTGGTGATCGCCAAGGCGGCCTACTATCGTGACAACGTCACGCCGACCGCTTCTGAATGCACCATCTCGGTGCGGAAGAACAACAGCGAAGTCGGGCAGATCAGGATACTGGCCAGCGACGCCAACCAGACCTGGATCAATCAGGCCGCCAACTTCGCCGCCAACGTCAACTTCGCTAAGGATGACTTCCTCTCGCTGGTCGTCACGGCGGTCCCCGGCTCTGGCACAGCGGCTCAGGACATTTCTATCCTGCTCCCCTTCGAGGAACTGGTGAGGGTGAAATGAGCGCCAATGCCTTCAAGCGGTTTCGTTTCACAAGCCAACTGGCTGGTTTGAACCCTGCTCCCTTTTCGGCTCAGCCTGCGCCAATGCCCGGGGACACCGCTCAAGACGTGGTGAATATGTGGGATACCGATGCCACGACCTATGGCCGTTGCACTATCCCTAAGAACGTATGGACTGGGTATAACCCTTACTATGTTACTTTCAAAGGGCTGGCGATTGTCGCCGCCGACTTGAATTCTGATGTGATTAAAACAGAGTTCGTCTTCCGCTTCCGGCTCAGCACACCCAATGCGGGCTCCCTCATCATTCTCAGTCTCCTCAATCTTTCTCCTACCGTCTGGACCGGGGACGATCAGGAGATGATCCCTGCCGCTTCCGGGGGAACCCTCTGGACCATTTACAACCCCCGGCATGGCCGCAAGTTTGATTCCGTTGGGGGCACTTCTGCAGACGCCATCCTGACCGATGGGGCCGTTCAGATTTTCCCTGATGAAACTTACGAATACCGGATCGACCTCACAGGCAAAGACCTGGACTTCCTGATGAACCTCCGAGGCTGCCTCTTCATGGGCAACGGAGAAGCTAGCCGCCCGGCCATCTATGATGTTTACAGCCTATACGTCGAACAAACCTTGCGTGGAGGTTCCAATGCCTCAGCCACCTCTTCATCTGCTGGATGACCCCAGCCATGACCACGGAGCTACCCATGACCCCAGCCGCCGATCGACGCCACTTGACCTGGGGCGAGGCTTATAACAAGTTCGTGCTAGGTCTCATCGCCATAGTCCTCACCCTTATCGGAATTATCTGCGGCTTCGTGGGTGTTCAACTGCGAGAGTTGACCATGAAAGTTCAGGAACTCTCGGAGAAGATGGCCACCCAGACGGCTGACCAGCAGACCAACAGGCTGGTGGATTCCATCCTCCAGAAGCAGATCGATGAACTCAAGGCAGAACAAACCCGTCGGAGGTAGCCCATGCTGATTTACTCTCAAACCAAAGGAACTGTCACCGGGCCCAAGGGCCAGCTTGGCAAAGGCTGGGCTGGGAATGGCAAGGGGAAGAACAACCCTGCCCTCCAGGAACTCTCCTGCGTCGGGCCTCTCCCCCAGGGGCTCTACACCATTCGCTGGCTGTCGGATGAAGAGGCCGCCCAGCATCATCTGGGACCGATGATCGCCCAGCTTACGCCTGACAAGAGCAACAAGATGTTCGGTCGGGATGCCTTTTATATCCACGGACCTGCTGTCGATCCCATGAAGTATGGCCAGGAGTCCAAGGGCTGCATCGTCCTGATCCGGCCTGACCGTCTCAGTGTCAAGAACAGCGGGGATAACCGCTTGCAGGTGGTCGCATGAACTGGGGAGACGTAAAGCCGTGGATTGCCAAGCTTGCTCCAATGCTCGGGACTGCCCTGGGTGGTCCTCTTGGGCTGGCTGCGGGGACCTTGGTGGCGAACGCTTTGGGGATCAAGGACGCTTCCCCAGAGTCCATCAAGGAAGCTCTGAGCAATGGAACCTTGACTGGGGACCAGATCGTCGCTTTGAAGAAGGCTGAAGAAGACTTCCAACTCCAGATGGCGCAGATCAATATCACCTCGGTCAAAGACCTGGAGGCCCTGGCCGTCGATGATCGGAAGTCGGCCCGGGAACGGGAAGAGAAGGTCGGGGACAAGACCCCGGCCATCGGCTTCTACTTCATCACCTTGGGCTTCTTCGGTCTCCTGGTGGCTATGCTCTTCCATGTTATCCCAGAAGCCAATAAGGCAGTCCTATACACGATGGTAGGGTCACTGGGCGCTGCATGGCTTGGGTGTGTGAATTATTACTACGGGACCACCAAGGGCAGCCAGGATAAGAACGACCTTCTTTACAACAGCGCACCTGTAGACAAAAACTCCTAGGAGGCGTCCAATGAAATCTGGCAAGCAACCACCTCACCGAAAGGCTCCCGCCATGATGGCCCCCGCCGCTCCCCAAGGAATGATGCCTCCTGGCCCTCCCCAGGGGATGCCGATGGCCCAGGGTGGAGGCGGCCAGATCCCACCTGAGATCGCCAAGCTGGTCCAGCAGATGGCCGCCGCAGGGATGCAGCCCGAAGAGATCATGATGAAGCTCAAACAAATGCTCGGTGGTGGAGGCCCCGGGATGGCTCCTGGTGGACCGCCCGCTCCCATGGGGCACGACGACGCAATGATGGACCAGATGGCCGCGATGCGGCGTTAAGGAGAAACCATGGCCAAGGGCACTCAGAAACTTCTCGATGCTGTCATCGCCACCGGGGCTTGCCCCCTTTGGAACCCGCCCAAGAAAGGGGCCTGGATTTCCTTCTACCTCGCTGGCACCGGAGCTGTGGCAGCTACCGTCACGATCAAGGCAAGCAACCTGAATCTCGGCTACACCACGATCTATACTGCAACCCTCAGCGGCACGGGCTCAGCCTCCGATGGCTTTCAGCTCGACGCCGACTGTGTGGCTATCATCGCTTCGTGTGATGCCATCTCTGGCACCAATTCCGCTCTGACTGTCGCAGCGGGGTTCTAACATGGGCGTGATCAATGATCTTGCCTGCGGTCACGGCGTCGTTCTTCTCAATGGAGACGGGGTCAAGACGGTTGTGCAGACGGGCCTTCCTCGGAAGAACCCTCCTCAGTTGTGGCGCAAAGGCTCCTGGGACGGCCAGCAGCGGCTCTACGCAAGCGCGAGAACGAACCTTGCCAAGAACTCGCAGGCGTTTAATCTCTGGACCAAAAGCACTAGTTCTTCCGTCGCTACCGATACTGTCGTCGCCCCAGATGGGACCACAACGGCAGATGCCTTCACGGGCGGAACCTCTGATAGCAACATCCAGGATACCAATTTGGCTGTGTCTGCCGGTGTTCAATACTGTGGCTCAGTTTGGATGAAAGTCCCTAGCGGAACCCAGACAGTTGAGATGGTTGTGGGTGATGGGGCAGGCGGGTATTTCCACGCTCCCAAGACCGTCACCTCCGTCTGGCAGCGGTTCTCCGTCACCGGGACTAACGCTGGTGGTGCGGGGGCAACGGCCCGCCTTCAATTGGGTGGGTTTTCATCTATCGGGACTGGGGTTGTCGTGCATGTGTGGGGCGCACAACTAGAGGCTGGATCTGTCCCAACCCCCTA